GTCTGGTGTACTTTCTGCTGGTGGGTTAGTAATTACACTATCTACTTGACTAGCAAAAACTGCATCCCACTCTGATACAGGACAGATAGCTACTAAATTAGCATTTGTCCAACTACCTTTTGCTTTAAGTGTAAAGTTAGCATTACCCTCTGTATCTAATTGTTCTACAGTAGTAAAAAATTCAGATGTGTAATAAGTCGCATCACCTTCACTATCGTTTTCATATTTCATAGTTATATCCCATTTATCAACTTTGCTGCTGCTATTAATATATGGGGTACAACTTATTATTGCTTTTGTTACTGCCATTTTTTACTCCTTATCCTTCTAATGTCGTGACTCTAGTAGTCAACGCGTCTATTTTATCATCAGCTTCTTGTAAAGCCTTAACTAGAATTGGTATTAATTGAGTTTCCATCAATTTATAAGATAGTGAATTAGAGGTATTAACAACATGGTCATCACTCCAACCTATTGAGGTTTCTATTGCTTTAATTTCTTGTGCTATAAAACCTAATTGTTTATCTGATGATTTTTTACTGTGATCTCTTTCACCATACTTCTCATGTTCATGTGAGTAATAATTAGTTCTATTATCCCAAACATAAGTTACAGGTCGCATTTGATTTACAAAGTTTAAACCAGCATTATCAGGTAAAGTTGCTATATCTGTTTTATCTCTTTCATCAGAACCTACAGTTAAAGAAACTTTTGTTTCAAAAACACTGGTTGAATTATTACCAAGAACTATATTGTTACTTCCTGTAGTAATTGTTGTTAAAGCATCGTGACCTGCATCTACCCCTATTACTACATTATTTTGACCAGTACTAATATCTCTACCAGCGTGTTTACCTACTGCTGTGTTGTTAGATGCGTTAGTATTTTCTAGTGCTTCTACACCTACTGCTACGTTTCCATCACCAGTTGTAATATCAAGTGCTGCTGCTCTACCTACTCCAATATTATCAGTACCAGTTGTTAGTTTACCAAGTGATTCATATCCGCAAGCAGTGTTATTACTTCCTGTTGTATTAGCATCAAGAGCTGCTGCTCCAACAGCTACGTTTTGAGTACCTGTGGTATTGGCTATCATTGCTCCTGTTCCAATAGCAGTATTGTAGTTTGCGGTTGTATTGCCACCTAAAGCATTAACACCCAGACCTACGTTATAATTTCCAGTTGTGTTGGCATCCATAGCTAGATAACCCATAGCCACGTTTTCTGTGCCTGTTGTATTTACAAACATGGTTCTATGACCAATAGAAGTATTAAAAGAACCAGTTGTAGTTCCAGCTTGTGAATCGTGTCCTACCGCTGTGTTTCTTGTGGCTGTAGTATTGGCTACTAAAGCATCATAGCCGACAGCAACGTGTTCATTTCCTGTCGTATTAACAAGTAATGCTCTTGCTCCTACTGCAACGCTTTGACTAGCAGTAGTATTTGCTCCTAAAGCACCATCACCAACCGCAACATTTTCTTCTCCTGTGGTGTTTGCGTCTAACGCATAAGAACCGAATGCTGCATTATTACCGCCTGTATTATTTAATAAAGCATTATGACCAACCGCAGTATTACTTGTAGATGTAGTAACAGCACTTAATGCTTGATCACCAACCGCAACATTTGTTCCACCTGTTGTAGCAGATGTCAAAGCTGCTGTACCTACTGCTACGTTACTAGCTGCTGTGGTTGCTGCATCTAGTGCGTAAGCACCTACAGCTGTATTTCTATCTGCGGTAGTGTTTGCTCCAAGTGCTAAATATCCTACAGCAACATTAAAATCTCCAGTAGTATTAGCTGTTGCAGCACCTACACCTAAACCTGTATTTTGTGTGCCTGTTGTATTAGCTGTTAAGGCATCTAACCCAACTGCTGTGTTGTTATCTCCTAAATTTGCTTCTAGTGCATCTTTACCTACAGCAGTATTAGCTGTTCCTGTAGCATTTGTTACCAGAGCGTTCATTCCAACTGCTGTGTTGTTGGAAGCTGTGGTATTAGCACCCAAAGCGTTTCTGCCGACTGCTACATTAGATGCACCTGTAGTATTTGCGTCTAAAGAAGCATTACCGACCGCAGTATTGTTACTTGCGGTTGTGTTTGCACCAAGAGCAGCATAACCAACTGCTACATTTCTTGCTCCTGTAGTAGTTGCGTCTAAAGCCAAAGAACCTATAGCAATATTACTACCTCCTGTTGTGACAGCTTTACCAGCATCATGTCCCACAAAAGTATTATCTGTCCCTTCTGTTACGCCTGTGCCAGCATCACTACCTATAGCTACGTTATCTGTTCCTGTCGTTAGCGAGTCTAATGCTGTATCTCCCAAAGCCACGTTGCCTGTAGCTGTTGGGTGGTTTCCATCTAATTTGATTGTTCCGCCATCTGTAGAGAAGTTACCAGCGTTTGTTATGCCGTCTGTTGTGGTTGCTCCATCAACGTCTAATGCACCTGTTACAGCTAAATCACCACCTACTGAGGCATCATCTGTAACTGTTAAATCGTCTTGTACTTTTAAATCTACTGTAGAAAGACTAGCAAAAGCATCTACTACGGCTGCTCCAGAACCAGCACCATCTAGGTAAACTGCTTTGGTATCGCCAGCAGGTATGGTTATGTTAGCTCCTGTGCCTTGTGAGATTATTATGTTTTGTGAACCAGTAGTACCGTTTTCAATAAACTGCATCCTACTTATGGTGTTTGGTGCAATCGTAATCGTACAGGCCGAATCTAGTGTGCCTGTATATTTAAGGTACATAGCTCTTGCTGGGTCAGCTGCTCCATCTGCAACTGTAGATGTATGAGTATCTGCGTTAGTTGTTATTGCTTCTGTGCCAAAGCTTAGAGCTTCACCAATTAGTTCTAAATTTGTATTTGTCGTATCGCCCCAAGTTCCTGACGCATCACCTGTCGCCATTTCATTGAGTCTTAAATCGTTTACGTATGAGCTTGCCATAGTTTATATCTCCGCTTTGATAATCTTACTTTTTATTGCATAGTTAAGCAACTTCTTCCCACCCTGGATTTTGTGTATCTGTAACGTTTGTCCAACTTGGATCTTGTGCATCATCCACTTTTCCCCAGACTAAAAGTTGACTTACATTTCCTGTGGCTTCAACTCCTGTTGGAACTACGATCGCTTGTGCATTTATTGTTAAAGTGCCTACAGCTGTTGTTGCTGCTACCCCTGTTATAGAAACAATGTTTTCTGTAAATGTAGTTACACTTCCTAAAGCACTTGTAGCTGAAACCCCTGTACAAGCTACGTTTGCATCACAAGTTACTGTTTCTTCGCCTAAACTTATAGTGGAAGCTGTTCCAGATACCCCTGTAATTGCAGCACCTGCAGTAATTACATTACCTAACGCAGTTGTGCCTACTACTGTGGTTACGGCCTGGTTAGCAGCTCCTGTAGGAATTAAAGAACTGATTCCTCCTGTTCCAGCTAACCCTGTTAAAGCTTGATTAGCCCCTCCTGTAGCCGTAAGTGATCCTAGTCCACTTGTAGAAGATAGACCTGTTACAGCTGTATTCGCGCTTGCAGTAGTTGTAAGTGAGCCTAGTCCACTTGTAGCTGCAACGCCTGTTTCAGTTACATTAGCCTGTCCTGTAGCTGTAAGAGATCCAACCGAACCTGTACAAGTAACACCTGTTTCAGTTACGTTTGCATCGCAAACTACTGTTTCTGTTCCTAACGCAGAAGTACCTGCAACACCTGTAAGGCTTACAGTTACATTTACTATTGCAGGCTGACCCCAGGGCCCTTCGCCCCAGCCAGACCGCCCCCATCCGACAGACACTTGTTACTAAGCTATTCTTATTACTGCTGCGCTTGAACTTGCTGCTGGGAATTGAATAGTAAAACTTCCAGCAGTCGAGGTTTTATCCCCTCCGAAATCAAACACGGCTACAGCAGGATCACCTGATGCTGTATCATTAAAAATCATACAACCTCTAGCAGTAATTGTAGCTGTTCCAAAAGTTAAATCAGCAAAATCGGTAAACGCTGTGGTTCCAGATGATGTTGGATCAACTCTAGTTAAACTAGCTCCTTTAGCTGTGTAATTAGTTCCTGTCGCTTCATTAGTTGTTGTATAAGCAGTTGTTGCTGCCGACATAGTAGCACTTGAAGTGTACAGAGCTAATTTAAAATCATTACCTCCAGAATTTAAAAAATTGTGCTTTGCTTCCAATAGTTCTTTTTTAAAGCTAGTGCACATTGCTTGTGTTATAGCCATTATAGTCTCCTAATAATATTAGCTAGGTCATGTTGACCTTGTTTTTCTAATTCATTACATATTGTACAAACGTGGTTTTTAACAGCCTCGCGCATATAATAAGTAATAACCTGTTTGCATGCTTCTCTAAAAGCATGTGCTTGTGCCCTAATGGGTGCAGGGGCTTCGTCGCTAATGGAAACTAATCTTTTAGTAGCCATTTCTGCAACTTCTTCTACAGTGTGCCCTCTGTTATTCGTTGTAGTAACATTAAGATTACCAACTTCTGTTTCTGAATCAAGTGAAAACATTAATATTCCTCTGGTTCTGGTGGTAGATCATTTCTATCTATCATACCTATAAACTGTTGTTCTTCTTTTATTATATCAGACCATTTACAAACGCCCATCTTACCTTTGTCCATATAAGTGATAACAGGATCTTCTAGCCTGTGGTAACCGTATAATTTTTCTTTTGTGGGAATATCGGTTTCAAGAAGATTAGATCTTGGTGCAACGGAAACTTCTATATTGTTTTCCATGCATTTAGCCAACCAAAACTCACAACAAGCTTTGCCTGACTCTGCAAAGTGCATGTTTGTTTTGTACGTAAAATCTACCCCAAACACTGTCAAATGACTTACCTTATTCCACAAAGCAAATGCTATGGCATAAGCTACTGTATTATTAAAATACGCACAGCCTAAATCTCCTACTAAAGGACCTAAGGGAAACTCTTCTGCAGCTGGGACACGCTTGTCTAATTCGCACGTATATATTGGATAGTTTATTTGTGGAAGATACTTCCGCATTACTTGTGTCATGTTGCCTGCATCTTCTGTATCAAAGAACCTAGACATAGGATCTAAAATGAAAGCTCTGTCTATTTCTGGTAGAACGCTTATCATGGCATTTATAGCCCATACTTCATCAAAAGCTAAACTATGTGTCCTGGATAAATGGTAATCTATTTGACTTTGACCCATCGCTACAAGAGCAATGTTTTTACCTTCTAACTCTAGAAGAGGTTGTTCTAACATTAGGTAATAGGAATACGAACTTGGTCGTACCTGTACTGACTCTGTGTTCCTGCTCCCTCTGCAGTATTCTTTAATCTAGCCAATGCCCCCTCAAATCTCTGGTCGTAGGTAGCTATTTCTGTAGGATCCATTTTTAAAAATATAGCTGCTTCGGTTAAACATGCGTACAGCAAAGCTATGGGTGCATTTTCAGAAATCCATGTTTGCCCGCTATCACCAGCTGCAGTTAAAGAAGCTGGCCTATAAAAGTAATGAAGTTCAAATGTGTAATTGCTATTAGGGGTAGGTGCAAGGATAAAAGTATCGCTATCAAATTCTGCATAATATTTTGGTCTTCCTGTTACAGAGCCTGTTGTGGTCGGCTTGTACGCTCGCATAAAACTAACTTGTTTTAAATTAAGGTAGTGGTATGTGTTACTGTCAATTACAGCTAGACTGAAAGGAGCTAAAAAATCTGTTGGCATTCCTAGATAAGGTGTATCTGCTGTAGCTGTTCCTGTGACGTTCTTCTTAAAATTATCTAACCAGACTCCTTTTAGAATTCTTTCTTCGCCTTGTTCAATAATGGTATTTAAGGTGTTAACAAAAGTTGTTTCAGAACTATCTACGTAATTCTGTATGGTTGTCTTTAGTGAGCTGTATGTAAATCCTGCCATTATACTGGTCCTGCTGTTACTGTATCCCCACCACCCGTCACATCACCTGTGGTAGCTGTTCCTGTAGAAGTAAACTTATATTCATTTGCATCTACTACAGTTATTGTATATCCACTTGCTGCTTCAAGTACAGTAGTAGTAACACCATCGACAGTTTTTGTGGATCTAAATCTTACTGTGTCTCCTGTGGTTCTTCCATGTTTGAATTCTGTAACGGATATAACTGTATTCGCTCCTGAACTACCTGTTCTAAATGGATTTAAAGGTAACAGCGTTTGTGCAGGTCCAACTGTGCAGTCTACTCCGCCCCCTCTAGCTCCTGCTGTTCCTGTTCCAGAACTAGCTGTAAAAGTGTATGTATTATTGTTGTAATTAAGAATATCTGTAGTGGTATTAGCTGTAACGGTTATAGCGTATCCATCGGGATCTTCTATAACGCTGGTTGTAAACCCATCAAACGAATTTACATTCCTAAATCTAACTTTGTCTCCTGTAGTTCTGCCATGGTTATCTTCAAAAACAGTTATGACTGCGCTGCCTTGTGTAGTAAGAAACGGATTGTTTACAAGAAGACTTTGAGCAGATGGTTCTGTTCTATCTGGTCTTGGATTCAATAATGCTTGAGGATCTGCTCCTACAGGAGGAGCTTCTAGTTGTGGTTGTTTAGGATCAAAACATTCTGGGCATGTTTTAAACCCATCCCATTGTTCTTGTAATTGATGAAGTCTATAACGTTGTCCGCAAGTATCGCAGATTCCATAAGCTCGTTTACCAGAAGCAAAAGCCATTTTGTTTTAATCACCAAAGTCTGGTCTCATAATTACTTCTAGAAGAGACTCAATACCTTCTTGTGGTTTTCTTTCTGGAAAACCTGAACCTTGACCTTGCATTAATTCTTGTATCCTTGAATTAAGTTGATCTAATCTAGCTTGTAATCTATCTCTTTCTAACATTAATGTTTTTAGAGTTCCTTCGGGACTAATAGGAAGCATAGGCATTTCAGGACGTCCTGGCATGCCAGGTCTAGGCATACGAATAGGAGCAGGTCCAGGCATAGGAGCAGGTCCACCAATTACAGGCATTACAGGCATCGGTGCAGGAGAAGCCACAGGTTTAGTCGTAGGCACTGTTGGTGGCATCGGTCTGTCTGGTCTCATAAAGTTCATAATTTTCTCCTATATTATCATTCTTGGAGGTAGGAACTTAGAGCTTACCGAATCTATATCCTCGCTTGCTGCTCTGTCCCATTCCTCGTCATAAACTGATTTTAATAACTGTATCCTATCTGGAGCTCTTTTCATAGCAATATAATAAGCAAGACCTGCTGTTAAACAAGGCAAGAATCTAAAAGTTATTTCCATGTTATTTGTGTAATCTCCTGCATCTTGTATTCTTGTTAAGGCGTAATACTTAATTACATCTGTAGAATTTTCTGGTGTAGGGTACAAATAGACTTTTGGAGTTATATGTCTTTCTAAAAAGAATTGAGTAGGCTTAGCTTGATCCGTTTTGTTCGGTGTGTATAAATAATCAGACCTACTCAATCTAGACATTTGAAAATCTGTGCCATCACGCGTAATAACGGCGGAAGTAATATCTACTATATCTGTCCCTAGACTATATTCGTCAGTTCCTTTTGTAACAGTAAAAGTGTTCTCTGTTATCAGCCATTGGTTTAGGCCTCTGTTTGCCCATTCAGCAATCATTATATTTAATGAACGTTTTGCTGTTTCTAGATCATATCCTGTACGTAACTCAAGACCGCATCTTTCGTATGCTTCTTCTATAAGTTCATCTACACTAAGATCAAATGAAGTTGTTCCTGATGTTGCCATTATTCTTCCTCTGCGTATAGATTATCAAATATTCTATTAACATCCAACGTATAATCTAAATCAGACTTAGAATAATGTATGTGAGCTGACGGTTTAAAATCAGGTGCTCCTTGTCCCGTCTCAAACCAAGCTGGATGTGTAACCCTGACACGGTTGTTTGGTAGTGCAACAATGTTACCCGTCCATTCACCAGCGTCTAATAATTCCATGACATGACTTTGTTTATGTTGCGCAGGATCATCTGCTATTTCATTTTCTGCATAATCTACTGTAAATAAATATTTAGCTGGGTACATTTCTCCCCCTATCTTAGCTAACCAAGGACACGGCGTAGCTCTATCTATAACATAAACTGCATGATTGTGAGACGAACAATCCCAAGGTTGAGCGTCGTGTACAGCCATAGGGTCTGTCCATTAGACAAACGGT